CCCTTCTTGTCCTCTTGGAATCGTATAAGTCTACCTATGCGCTGTATCATTGGCAACGCTTTACTAGTTAGACCACACACAATACCAATACTGGCATCAGGCACATCTAGGCCCTGATTAAGAGCCTTTGTAGAACACAGAGCTCGTATAGATCCGTCCTTGAACTTGTCAAGTGCTTCCTTCCTTTGCTTCTTAGTCTTACCGCTGTGGTAAGCAAGTGCAAAAGGTTGGATAGACTCTGATAGTGTATCAGTAAATGCATTAGCACCACCGAACACTAGCATTTTGCTATCTAAGTTTTTTAACACAAGCTTCTGTAACTCTTGTACTTTATTAGATGCAAAGTCAACAATCTTTTTACGATCTCTTATGCATGCATAGAATCTGGCTGCTGCCTGCTTATCCTGTGGAGTAGCGTTCTTGTTAGCCATAATCTGCTTTGCATTGTCAAAAGCGTCATACTGACCAAGCTTGTATTTCCAATAAACAAACTTGTTCTGGACACTTTTGTAGTCTGCCTGCTCATCAGCTGTTAACTGAATAGGCACGCACACAATATCATACGGAGACACAAGACCAAGCTTAACACACTGGTCAAGCGTAATCTTGTACGCTGTAGGAGCAAGCTTAAACAAGTGTAGTTTATACTCGTTCTCTTCAGGCAGCGTAGCTGTCATACACAGCAGTCTATCGTATGTATTGTTCTCAAAGAACTTACGGTACTCTGGCGACAAGCCAAGATGTACCTCGTCGCACACAACCACGTCGTAGTGCTCGCCAACATACTTGTATGCTGTCTGGTAGCACACAATGTCAACTCTATCTACAATGTGGTCGTAGTCCCACTTAGAGAATTCTTCCTTGAATTGCTCTTGTAGCTGGACAGTAGGCACAAGCACAAGGCCACGACCTGTAGGTACATTATCAAGCACTTTACCAATAGCAATAACACCACACCTAGACTTACCGAAGCCTGTGCCAGCAATAATGCTGCCTACAAAACCTTCTCTAGCCCACGCATTTAGTGCTTTGCGCTGTTCTGTATCCTTGATCTTGTTTACCTCTGACATAGTTAACTGCACTTCCATAAGTTTACTGTTCTTTCAGTTTCCTGATCATAGTAATCTCCTGCATGTGTAACAAGTCCTTTGTCTCTAAGTTCTGTAACACGGCCTGTAACTCTGTTAATGTCCCAGCCTAGACTCTTAGCAATCATACGATTAGTAGCTTGCCCTAGCTCATTTTTAAGACACACAAGCACTTGTAGTTGTCTCTTCGTAAGCGTAGTGCCTTCTTTTAGCTGGTCGTATGACTCTAGCGATTTAGTGTTCATATTAGTCTTCATATCCTTCTCTTTCTTCTTCTAAGATTACATCTTCTAGTGCTGACTTGTCAAGCCCTACCGCACTCATTAAAAATTCTGTCATTTCGACTTCTACCTGTGCACCTTCTTTGTTTGGTAGCTGCAGCCAAATTGAATGCACACTAACTTCAGGCGGACTACCAGGGTGCCCGCTACCATCAGGGTAGTACAACACTTCAGGTTCGCCAGGATCAAAGTCGTATTCTACAACGAAGTCCCAGCCTTCTAATAATTCTAATTCTGTTTTTGCCATCTTAATAAATTTTAAGCTAATATTGATTTAATTTCAGCGATTTGCGCTTTTAACTCTTGGTTCTCTCTTTCTAGGTACGCCATTTTAGATTTGTTAATCATAAAACAATCATCGTCAGTTTTATCTAAATCAGGTTGACGACCAAGTGCTGCTGCGCAGATATTATAACGTCTTCTATAATTTTTGTCGACCTCATATATATCTTTATGTACTCTATAAGCGTGCAGAGCTGTAGCATGAGTTCTATTAAATATCCTGCCTACTCTAGCACTCTTATATAGCAGTTCATCATGCAATAAAACCATACATATTCGTCTAGCTTCTACTATATCGTGTCTTCTATTTGTTCCACGAATGTCACTGATAGAAATATTAGTTATTTTACTAACAGTAATAAGAACTCTTACAGCATCGCCATCCATATCTTTTCCGTGATTTATGTGGCTTACTTTTCCCATGATTTTGAAATGTTTGTGTCTGCCTTAAGCAAACCATTTGTTACAACTTTTTGTGCAGCATGCTCCATATATCCTGTCATTGCTTCAACCCAGATGTCTGCATATTCTATTTTGCATATTGTGTCAATCTGGTCGTGCACTGTCATTACTAGTTTAACAGGAGCATTGTTTGCTCTAATATAGTCTCGCATATAAGTGAGAGCTAGCTTAGTCATATCAGCAGAAGCGCCCTGAATTGGTGTATTCTTAGATGCACGCTCGATAGAGCCTAGCTCCATCTTGTCGGACACACTGTTCCATATTTTAGGGTACCAGTTTGGGAACCATCTACGTCTATTATATGGAGGAAAGGTCTTTATGTATCCAAACTTTTTGCCAAAGCTACCAAGCTTGTCTAAGAACCCACCAATAGCAGGGAAAGCATTGAAATATTTGTCAATCAAAGCTTCTGCCTCTTTCACACTAATGTCAAGAGTGTCAGCTAACTTGTGTGGACCCATGCCATAGGCTAGTCCAAAGTTAATTGTCTTGACGTTTGTGCGTAATTTCTTATGCTGAGGACAATTGCACTTACCTTTAGCTAGTAGGTAGTTACAACCATCTTCAGCACCAGATAACCATTCATCACCGTAGACCAAGTCAGCACATACACTGTGCAAGTCTTGACCTTTCTGAAGCGCGTCAGTCCATACAGGATCTTTACTACCAAAAGCTATAACGTTCAACTCTTGAGAACTGTAGTCCGATGAAACAAAGCACCACCCTTCAGGGGCAATAAAACAGTTTCTAAAACTGTTATCTGCAGGAATCTGTTGCATGTTAGGTTTACGACTAGCAACACGTCCTGTGTCTAATATCTGATTAAAACTAGTATGTATCTTGCCATCGCCTGATACAAACTTGAAGAAGTCTTTGCCATAGCTAGTAGCTAGTTTCATCTTCTCTTTATATTTTACATACTTATCTATTAGTGGATACTTGCGTCTGTACTTGTACATCTGCTTGCCATTTACATTCTCCAAGTCTGGCACAAGCTTTTGAAATACAGCTAGCACCTGTGTTGGTGACGTCCACTTGACATTTACTTTTCTAATGTCATCAAAGTCAGTAAATAAATCAGTTTGCACAACAGTAGATATAAACTCAGACAATCTGGGATCTGCAATTAGCATATCGTCTAGCTCGCTTCGCATAGCAATAGATTCCCTCTCACTCTGCTTAGCAATGACTTCCCACTTGTCCTTGTCTATATCTAGTCCGTTGTACTCTATATCAGAAAAAGCTAGCACTGCCTTGTTTTCAAGGTCTACAACATTCTCAAGTTTATACTTGGCAATGTTAGGCAGTTGCTTTTGTCTGATTTGCAAAAGATATTCAACATCCTTTGCACCGTAGACTATCTGGTCATCTCTAAATGGTTGACCTGTCAAGCCTATAAATTGGTTACGAACTTCTTTGTTTAATTCTACTCCTAGATACCTATCACATAGGTGAGCTAGTCCGTAACGTAAATCTTTACCACAGTTAATCACGCGCTCAACTAAGAATGTGTCGTAAATGTTTGCACACTCTATGTCAGCCCAACGTTTAATAAACTTGTAGTCAAACTTAGCATTGTGAAATATCTTGATAATGTCTTTACTCTCAAGTATATCTCTCAAAGGTTCAATGCTTACAAACCTAGTATCTATTACAAACTGCTGATGTTCATCACCAATCTGGAACATAATCATTTTCTTACACGTAAAGTCAAAGCCCTCAGTTTCTGTGTCGACACCAAGAACTTCTGCTTTACTGCAGTATTCTACCACATCATCTATTGTTCCCTCCTTGAATGAGGTACTTGTCGATGCTGTTGTTGTTACGAATGTTATCATCTCTCAAACCTTTTAAGTACATTTCTACAAAGTTAATTTTATGTTTAACTTTTTCTGTAATTAATATAGTACCATTGTACATATATTGTTTAACTCCTTCAGCCTCTGCAAATTCATACGCCTCTTTGTAGTCATAATACTCTCCAGTTTGTAGCATATGATATAAATCTTTAATCTTGCCCATTCTAATTGTATTAAGGAAGCAAAAGGGGACCGAAGTCCCCTAATGCCACTAATCTAACCATCATTCACTATGGTTACTTAGTCTTCATCGAAGTCTTTTTGTTCTTAGACCCTGCTGGACGACCTCTACGTTTTGTAGTCGCAGTCTTCGTACCCTTAGGTACATAGGTTTTCTTAGAGGTTGTAAGCAGGTCAATAGTAATTGACTTCTCTGAAACGGTAACGTTATGACCTGCAGTAATGGTAACTGTAGTCTTTCCGTTGTTAATAATTATGTTCTTCATAATCAGTTAATTAGATAAAAATGTTAAAAAATACTTTACACTTTTGTGTAAATATAATAAAAATG